TATCTTGGCTCCGGCAACTGGATCAAGAACCATCCCTTTCCAGAGCGGCTGGTAATCGAAATCGTCGCGTTCCATCTTAGCGAGGAAGTTGCCTATAAGGCAGAAGCAAAGCTTGTCACCGAAGACATAGTCCTAAATGACGATTCCTGCATGAACGAGCGCGAAGGTGGCGAGGGGCTTACCAGTGAAACCTCGACCCGTTTGAATGCTGACCCGACAATCAAGGCGAAGCAAATCGAATCAGCAAAGCGTCGTGAGGCTGATCCTGTATTTAAGGCACGGCAATCTGCAACACAGAAAGATACATGGGCTGATCCAGCTATACGGACAAAGCGACTTCAAGGAATGGCCCGTGCGGCCGCCGATCCAACGATACGTGCAATGAGAGCCGAAATACTACGGCATAGAAACACCGATCCAGTGTGGCAGGCAAAAGTTACGGCCGCCAACAGGCGTAAGGCCGCTGATCCAGCATGGCGGAAGAAGATGTCTGAACTCGCCACGACGCGCGAAGCTGATCCCGCACACAAACTGAAAAATAGTGAAGCAAACAAAAAGGCGGCGGCTGAGCCAGCGTACAAGGCACAAACCACCGAAAGAATTAAGCAGATGTGGGCTAATGCTGATCCAGCATTCAGGGCGCGACATTCCGAAATGTGCAAGCAGGGTTGGGCACGTCGGCATAAGCGTCTTAGGTGATTTATTCCGGTTTAGAAACGCCGAATTGCGCCCATGCGCCAACGTCCCACCCGTTACAATTGGCATTCGACGAATCAAAGCCGAAGACGGGCGTGCCGCCGGGGCCGGCGGGCCACACCGTCGGCAGAAAGTGCATGAGCTCGACGCCGGCAGGCTTGGTGTTGATCTCGCCGAAGGTGAGAAATCCTAGCATGATGTTGTTGGGCGGGCCGGGTCCGAGCAGGCCATAGGCCATCGAGCCGTCCTCGTAGTCCTGGATGATAAAAGTGTACCCCGGATAGTTCGCCCAGATCGGCGCCCACGCTGCGTAGGCGCCGGGGATCGTGCCGTCCCAGTGGTTGGCGAGGATCACCGCGTGCAAGAGCGTGCGGTAGAGCTCGTCGGGCAAGGTCACGGTCCCGCTGTCAGGGTCGAACGGCCGCCGCCACGTCGCCTGGTCCCAACCCAGCCCTGCGACGTCCCACGAGAAATACCCGGCGATCGGCGTCGGCAGATAGCGCGAGCGCCCGACCCATATGCCGACCGCGTCGAGCTGCGCGCCGACCGCCAAGTCGAGGTCGTAGTACAAATAGAAGGTCTGCTCGAGCCATGCTGTGTCGGCGAGCGGCTGCACGGTGGCGGCGAGGGTCGCGACAAATTTCGGCTTGTCCTGATGCTGCGAGGCGATTTTGTCCGTATAGGGCGTGATGTCGGCTTCGAGCTGGTCCTGCGGGTCGACCCGGTTATGGAGCGCGGCCATGGCGGCCTCCCTCTTGTTTAAGCTAAGTAGCCTACTGCGCGTTGATGATGATGTCGGCCAAATTGGCAACGGTAGCGGCCTCGTTGAACTGCACGACGACCCCGCGGACCCCGTAGATCTTCGCGCCCGCGATGATCGAGCGTTCCGATGGCACAGGGGTGTCGAGCGTGATCGACTGGGTACCAACCGCGGTGGTGGTGGCTTGAAAGAATGTGCCGTTGTCGAGGGTCAGCCACAGCGCCTCGGGGACATGGTAGTTGAAGGTGGCGGAGGTGACGCTGATCACCGTCGCCCCCGCCGGGTAGGGCCCGCCTGTCGCTTCCATGCCGGGCCGATACAGCGCCAGGCCCACCATCGCAGGCACACCCGGCAAGGCGATATGATAGGTGGCGCCCAGCGCATCGAGCTGGACTTGCAGGAGCCCGGTGCCGATGACCGCCGCGTCGCCGTCGAGGTTGGCCGGCGAATAGACGTCGCCCAGGTAGGCATACTGGCCGATGTCGAGCGAATTGAAATATTCGGCGAGCGCCTGCTGGATGTAGGTGGCGACTTGCGAGGTGTAGCCGACCGAGGCGACGAGCCAGATCAGCACCGAAATCTCGATCGGGCTGAGCTGCCAATAGGCGATGTGGTTGGGCGTGCCGACGCTGTCGTAGACCGTGACCGAGGTGTTGCCCCAGGTCGGGATGCCGGGCGCCTTGGTGGTGGCGATGACGGTGGCGATCTGGGTCGGGTCGCCGCCCTCGACGACACAGGCGATGCTGCGGCCAGGGATGCCGGTGGTGGGGTCGGTGACCAGGGTGTCGTTCTGAAACACCTTGGCGCGCGTCACGCCCGCCAGCCGGAGCAGGTTCCCTTGGATCGAGGACAACACGGTCGAGGCCGGAAGTGCGGTCGATTGGGTCTGCCGCCGCCGCAGCTGGGCATCGGTTTCGACCGGGGCTCCTGGCGTCGCCGCCGCCGCGTTGGTTGCGGTTTGCCAGCCGGGGATCGGTGTCAGGATTTGGGTGAGCGTGCCGGGTGCCGCCGTCACCGCACCCGGGGTCGTGCAGGCGGCGAGCACATCGATCACACCGGCCGGCGGGATCGTGACGCTTGCCGCGATAAACCACGCGGTGCCGAGGTTGAGGTTGTCGGCGACCGTGACGTTGGTGATGATCGTGCCCACGGTCCCGCCCAAGGTCAGCGTCACCAGGCTGGACGAGGCAACCCGGCGAGCAATGCCGTTGATTTTGACGACCGAGCTGAGCCCGGCGCCGAAGGCAAACGATGGTATGAAATTGTTAAACGCCGCGATCGCCGACGAGTTCATGTCGTTGAGCGCGTCGGAGACGATCGCCAGCCATTGTCCATCTTGCGTCGATGGATCTAGAGATATATCGAAACCATAAATAGAGTAATACTGCGATTGTAGATACGCCAATACCTGATCGAATGGAGGGCCCGTAATTCCCATACTATCTATTTTTACTACAATCGGCGTAGTCACGACAAACTGACTCCAATCAATTCGGTTGGCATTTTTCGCTACCACACATCATTGAGTCAAACGAGCGATGCCTTCCGATTTCTATGTTTATGTGCAGGAATCAGAGCCGTCGTGCCAGCCGTGCCGATCGGCGTGGTCAAAGCGGGTCGGCTCCGGTCAGCGCGCTGTAATGGATCAGCCAGTGGCTGGCGTAGGACGCGGCCGGCTCGACGCTCAGTGCCAGCCGCCCGTAAAGTGTTTCGACGACCATCTGAACCGAGAAGGTGCGCGTGTTCGGGTCGGTCTGGCTCGCATAGCTCGTGATCGATTGCACGCCCGGGGTCGCCAGAACCCGCGTGCGCAGCGCCATGTCACGCGACAGCGCCGTATGCTCGGCGAGGATCTGGCCCTGCGCGACGACCTGAGGGTTGAGCGGAAACCCGCCCCATGGTGTCCCCTCGCGAATGTCCAGGAACCATTCCCCAGCGTAGAGCAGCAGCCGGGTCTTGATCAGCTGGCCGACGCCCTCGACCTGGTTGTACCAGATGTCGCCGCCGGAGTGGCCATACTGAGAGTCACCATTGGAGTCCATCTTTCGCAAACGCATGTCAGCAGCCCGGCCATGGGTGGCTGTCGACCCCGTTGCCCGCCTTAGCCTCGGCGACAGCGGGCTGTGTGATGGCGGTGGCCTGCGCCTGGGCTCCTCGCGTTAGCTGCTCGGTGAGTGCGGCAACCAATGGTGCCGCGATTTTGTATTTCAGCTCGCCCAACCCCTCCAGGACGCTATTCCATTGTTGCGCCTCAAGCGTGACGGTCAGCAGCAAATTAACAGGAACCGGCGTCATCATCGGATGGTTTCCTCCAGGCGGCGCAGGCGAGCCTCAAGGTCATCGACACGGGTGACGAGCGCTTCGGCGGCTAGGCTGCCGCCTTGTGGCGGCCCGGTGTTTGCTTGCCCGCTTTGCACGCCGGTATGCACATGCGTCGACAAATGCACGGCACTGCCGTCGCTCTTTGCCGTGACTTCGCCGGTGACCTGGAGATCGCCTTTGATCACAACCGGTTGGCTAGGGGAATTAAATGTGAACTGCCCTTTGGTAGGATCGAAGTCGAGGTTGGTCTTGCCGTCCTCAGTGCGCAGCTGCCAAGTGTTTGTGCTGATGTTCGCGAGCTTGCGCTTCTGCGAGCGGAAGCCGGGGATCACGAAACTGTCCGACAGGCTGTGCGTGCGGGTGTGGGACTGCGGCTGGACCCCGCCGTTCTGCCACCAATTGTCGATCGAGCGCGAGGCATAGACGGCGAGCC